ACTGTAGTTGGTATTCCGGGTCAAGCAGGAGCTAAAACAACTATTGTTGTACCTACATCTGGGGCTTTACCAACTCAATATTATTGTACTGTTCATGGTAACGGCATGGGTAATTTGATAAGTTAATGTCTACAATAGCTCCAAACATTAAACTTACTTATGTTGCAGCTACTATTATATCTGCTACTGTATCAGTAGGTAGTGTAAGTGCTTCTTACGATTATAAAATTGAAGCAATTTCTGTAGCTGCTAGAGCTTCTTCTATTAGTTTTACAACAGAGCTTGTGCCTATAAGGGCAATGGCTCCAGAAACTATAACTGTAACTGATTCAAGTCCTATCTTTGAAGTAGAACAAGTTTCTGGTGATACTATTACTGTATCTGAATCTCCTGTTATATCTGTTGATATAGTTAAAACTGATTCAGTTACTATGCAGGATGTTCCAAATAAAATTATAAATTCTAGTATAGACTTTGATTTATCTGATCCTGACGTTGATCCAGACCCTATTAATGTTTCTGATTCTCCAGCAAAAAACATACTACCAGCAGGTAAAATAGATTCTATATCTGTTTCTGATTCTCCAGTAAAACAACCAAACAAACTTCCTACTGATAGTGTTACTACAGCTGAGTCTATCGGGCCATTTAGTGTGGGTAAAAACTTATCTGATTCTGTTACTGCTACAGAAAATGTTGATTCGATAGTTTCAGGTAATATTAAAGTTAACTCTATATCTGTTTTTGATTCACCTGCAATGACTGTGACACCAGCAGGTAAAACAGATTCTGTGTCTGTTTCTGATTTACCATCTTTACAAGCTAATAAATTTCCTACTGATAGTGTTACAATAGCAGAAAGTTTTGGGCCATTTACTATAGGTGTAAATCCTACAGATACTGTAAATGCTACAGAAAGTATTGCTACACAATTAATATTAGGTGAGTCTAGTTATTTATACCCAACTAGATTTTCTGTATTTGATGGTGCAGAAACAGGTCAAGTTAAAGGGTTTCATATAGGTAACAGTGATGTAGCATCTCGTGTAGCTGATACACAATACTTAATGAATGACGAGTTTGGTGTACTTAATGATCATTATATTGGTGGTGAAAATAGAGATGGTATAAGATTTTACAACAAAGTATTTGAGCAAGATCAATTTAGAGTTAGAAATATTGACTACTCTGCACAGATAGCAAATGGTGATAGTTTACTAAATAGCGCAGTAATATGGGATTCTGCTATTGATGGTGATGGGATTAAAGAGTTTACAGGCGTTATTGGGTCAGCAGGTTTAATTGGACAACCTATTGTAAACTCTGATACAATAACTTACGGTGATTTAGTAAATGCTGGACTATTAGTTAATTTTATATATACTGATACTAGTGATTCACCAACAACAGGTTCTCATGCGGTGAACGGGCATTTCTTAAATGAAACACCAATGGGAGCTGGATCACATTAAAAGGAGATGGATACATGATAAATGATTCTATAAAGGTTACGGGTGAATTAAAACTTACCCTTACACGACCTGACGGACATGTAAAACATGAGGTAATTATACCTAATCTTGTTGTTACAACAGGTAAAAATTACATAGCGTCACGGATGAAAGATGCAAGCGCTACGGCTATGAGCCATATGGCTATCGGAACTGGTAGTACAGCAGCGGCTGCAGGAAATACAGCTTTAGGCTCTGAAGCAGGTAGAGTAGCACTTACGTCTACTACTGTTTCTAACAATGATGTAGCTTATGTTGCAACGTTCCCAGCAGGAACAGGCACGGGAGCTATTTCAGAGGCTGGAATATTAAACGCAAGTTCAGGCGGTACACTATTATGCAGAACTGTTTTCAACGTTATTAACAAAGCAGCAGCTGACACATTAGGTATTACTTGGACAGTAACAGTAAGCTAAGGAGTTAGATATGAGTGTCAAGTTTGCAAATAATGCCCATTCAACCTTAGCCTCTAGTGTCTCTACTAGTGCAACTAGCATTACTGTTGCTAGTGGTCAAGGCGCTCGTTTTCCATCCCTTTCGAGTGGTGAATATTTTTACGCAACCTTGATTGATACATCTAACAACCTTGAGATTGTGAAAGTTACAGCTAGAAGTACAGATGTTCTTACTGCTACTAGAGCACAAGAAAGTACAACAGCTAGAGCTTTTTCTAGTGGTGATCGAATAGAACTTCGTGTTACAGCACAAGGTCTTGTAGACGCTACTACTATTCAAGCTGATCAAGTTGTAAATTCTATGATTGCTACTGATGCTGTAAATGCAGATTCTATTGTAGCTAACGCTGTAGGTGCTTCAGAAATTAATGTTTCTGGTAATGGTAATGCAGGTCAGGCTTTATTGTCAGATGGTGATGGCACGTTCTCTTTTGGTCAAGCTGGACAAATTGGACAGGTTCTTTTTTCAAGCAGCAGTGCCCAAACAACAGTATCAAGTGGTTCAAATAGTTATGTTGATGTTACAGGGTGCAGCATCACTATAACTCCTGCATCTTCCTCTTCAAGATTTTTTCTAACAACAGCAGTGCAGCAATACTCCTCTGGAAACGGTGGAGGCTATGGTCATATAAGGTTGACTAGGACAGTATCAGGAGGAAGTTTACAAGCAGTCCCTTTTAACCCGGGCAACTCACACGGTGCTGGTAATGGTAGTGGTGACCCTTATTCGTTTAATGGTCTTGTTTGTGTTGATAGCCCAGCGACTACATCTCAAATAACTTATAAAACACAAGTGTCCTCATATACAGGCGGTACTACTAAAACAAACAGCCCTACTGGGTCTGCTGCTAATTTGATGGTCATGGAAATTTTGACTTAAAGGAGGGATGAAGATGGGAATAAAACAAACATACACAGTAGATGATGCTCTTAATGAACTAGGTATTACTAATTATACCATGACAGATGAGCCTTCTACTGAAGCACAATTTAAAAAATACTTTAGAAAGGTTACTGGCACGGATGAAAGTGGCAGCGCAATTCTTTCAGATAACACTGATGACTTTGGTGTTACTTGGTCACAAATAAAAACAAAAATGACTGAGTTAAATTCTGCAAAGAAATATAGACTACAAAGACAATACCCTAGTATCGAGGATCAGCTTGATATGCAGTATCACGATGCAGTAGATGGTACAACTACTTGGAAAGATGCTATTGCAAAAGTTAAATCAGATAATCCAAAGCCGGAGTAGAATAACATGGGAGTTAAAGTAACAAACAATGGGTTCGGAACTCTCTCAGCAGGTATTAATAGTTCTGCTACTACAGTTACCGTTGACTCCGGACAAGGTGCTAGATTTCCAACTTTAGCTAGTGGTGATTTCTTTTTTGCCACTCTTATTGATACATCTAATAATCTTGAAATTATAAAAGTTACAGCTCGTTCTAGTGATTCTATGACAGTTACACGAGCACAAGATAATACTACAGCTCGTTCTTTTTCTATCGGTGATAGAATAGAGCTTAGACCTACCGCTGCATTATTTGAAAACGCACACTTAGATAATACTCCTACATCCACAGGGTCTTTTGGTTTACCAAAAGGTACTACAGCACAACGACCTACAGCAAGTGATACCGAAGGGCATATTAGATATAACACAGACAATAATCTTGTTTATTACTCTGATGGTACAAACTGGTTAAAAATTTCAGCTACACCAGTGGTACTTAGTAGCGTTTCAGGAGATATAGTTAATGGTGTTGCAACTAATTTAACACTAGCAGGAACAGGTTTTTTATCGGCAGGTTTAGTTGTATCTTTTACTCCAAGTGGAGGCTCTGCTTCAACTGTAACAGTTACGCCTACTTCTGATACGGCTGCTACTGTAGCAGTCCCATCAGCTATTTATGGGCAGTCGGCAAGTACAGTTATTTCTATTTTTGTTACTAATAATGATAGTATGGTATCTACTACTACTAATAAAACTGTTGTAGCAGCACCATCAGGAGGCACAATAAGCACTTCTGGAGGTGAAAGAATACATGTATTTAATTCGTCTGGCACATTTGTTAACACTGTAGCTTTAACTAATATTGCATATTTAGTTATAGCTGGCGGCGGAGGCGGCGGTGTTGCCAATGGTGGAGGCGGCGGAGGAGGAGCCGGAGGATATAGAAACTCTTTTGCTTCTGAAACTTCTGGCCGTAACTCATCTACTGAGTCTAAAGTGTCATCATTAGCTGCAGGCAGTTACACAATAACAGTTGGCGGCGGTGGCGCTGGTAACGTACACGGTGGCACTGACGGTGATAAAGGTGTTCAAGGTTCTGACTCTGTATTTACTTTAGCTGGAAATAGTACAGTTACAGCCATCGGCGGTGGGTTTGGCGGTGGTAATGCCAACAGACCGGGCGGTAATGGAGGTTCAGGCGGTGGAGCAGCTCGTAATAATAGTACGGAAGGAATAGGCACTTCTGGACAAGGTTTCGATGGTGGAGAGGCATCAAATTCAAACGATGGCGGCGGAGGCGGCGGAGCTGGCTCAGCAGGAACTAATGGAACACTTGGAGTAGGTGGTAATGGTGGAAACGGTTTATCATCATCAATAACAGGTTCAGCAGTCACACGAGCAGGAGGAGGTGGCGGCGGAGCAGAAAGCCCATCAAACAATAGTGGTGGCATAGGTGGGTCTGGCGGAGGCGGCAAAGGCGGTCAAGCAGGTGGCATAGGCTCAACACCCACAGCAGGAACAGCAAACACTGGTGGTGGTGGCGGTGCTTCTGGTGACTATAACTCTGGTGGAAACCATAATGGTCAAAATGGTGGGTCTGGAGTTGTTATAATAAGGTATGCACTATAGGGAGATATTATGGCTCATTATGCAAAAGTATTAGACGGAAAAGTATTAAAAGTCATAGTGGCTGAAGAAGAATTTTTTAACAATTTTGTTGATGATTCTCCCGGGCAATGGATACAAACATCTTATAATACTCGAGGTGGTAAACATTTAAAAGGTGGTACACCACTAAGAAAAAATTATGCAGGAATAAATCATAATTATGATGGCGTAGGATTTTATGAACCACAACCTTATCCTTCATGGACTTTAAATAAAGATACATATTTTTGGGAACCACCATCTCCTTATCCAGATGACGGAAAAAAATATACTTGGGATGAATCAGCAGGAGGGTGGCAAGAAGTTGATGAGTAAAGAAATAAGAAGAACACCTCTTGTTATGATGCCTGATGGTAAGTTTTTACGAGGCGATGAGTTTGTAAGCGAGGGAGTCGTTGTTGATGAACCACCGCTTTATGAAAAGCCGCCAGTCGTTGAAGACCAAACAGCAGCGGCGAAAGGTGAAAATGAGTAAAAAACGTATGACAACAGCAGAGATTAATACTGAGTTACTACAGCATGAGGCTGTATGTGCCGAACGGTATGAAATGATTCTGTTTAGGATTAACAGATTAGAGCGTGTGTTACTAGGATCAGCAGGTGCTATCATAGTAATTTTACTTTCTATAATTGTAACACTAACAACATAAGGAGGTGATCAAATGCCGGGTTATATGATGAAAGATAAAAAGAAAAAGAAAATGATGTATGGCTATGGTGGCGA